TTATTGTAAATGGGCGTACCTAAAAAACTTACAGAAATGCAAATGAAGTTTGCGCAATTGTTGGTAAACAACGAAGGACGCATGACTCAAACAGAATGTGCTAAAGAAGCAGGTTATGCTGAAGGCACTGAAGCAGTCAAAGGATCCGAGCTTACTAATCCTAATAAATATCCTTTAGTTGCTAAATACATTGGCGAGCTACGAGAAGAGAACCAAAAAAAATATTCAGTTACGTTTGAAAAACATATTACAGAACTAGCTAAGATAAGAGAAGCAGCTTTGAATAAAGGTGCTTTTAGTGCAGCAGCCAATGCAGAAGTTGCTAGAGGTAAGGCTGCAGGACTGTACATAGAACAAAAAATTATACGTACAGGTAAGTTAGAAGATATGTCTATTGAAGAATTAGAAAGTAAAATGAAAAAGATTTATGAAGAAAATAAAGTTTTAGTTGAAGGTGAGTATACTGTTTTAAATAAAGAGGATGATTTAGAGTATAACGGAGTTAAGATTAAGGATGTGTTGGATGAAGAATACAAAGATGTATCATGAGTTTGTTTGTCCGTTTTGTGCGCAACCATCAGATACAAGACTGTATGTGCATGGTCATTTACAGTGTCCAAACTGTGGCAAAGTTATGGACGATTGTTGTCAAGGAGAAATAGTCAATCAAGATGAGAAAAGCTAAATTATATTCAGACCACACACCCGGACCCAAGAAAAGAACTTCCATTGGTAACAGTGTTAGATCAAGACCTAAAAACAAGCATAAGAAACGTAATTACAAAAAATATAGAGGACAAGGAAAAAGAAGATAATGTTTACATCATACAGACACCCAGAAAACAAATCACCTGCCTATGTTATACATAACGCATTTGATTCAGATTCTTGTTATACAATTATAGAGCGTTATAAAAACAACACAAGCAAAGCTACCCACGTTACTAAAGAAGGTGATTTAGTTGGAGGAATTAATAGCACCAGGGACTCAAATGTTGCTTTTATTTCTGAGCCTGGGGTTATTGGTAAGATACAAGAATTTATTAAAGTGGCTAATCATGTTACTGCTTGGAATTTTGATATTACTATGACTGAAGATATTCAGTTTACTAAGTATGGTCCAGAACAACATTACAGTTGGCATTTTGATGGTTTTGGAGACCATCATGCAAAAAGAATTTTTTGTTTTCGTAATGATATGCCTGAAAACCCAGGATTAAAATTTACTTCAGTCCCACAGGCTATAGACACAGTTAGAAAAATATCTGCTTCAGTTGTGCTTAATGATGACTATTCAGGAGGAGAGTTTGATACCGCTTGGCTGGATGCAGATGGTGGCGATCTTCCAATAAGAAAATCTACTTTTAAACCTAAAATGGGAGACATGATTATATTTCCTTCTCATATACCACATAGAGTACGTCCGGTAAGAGTAGGCACAAGATATAGTCTTGTTGTGTGGGCAGGAGGACCAGCTTTCAAATGAGTAGTCCGCATTGGTATAATACAAAGAAGCTAATACAAGTCTTGACTAGGTTTACTGAGTCTGAGGAGGGCGGTGATGCAAAGGTTCAAATGATATTACCTGATGGTAGAAACCCCTTACAAAAAGAATTTAACATTAAAGAAATCAAGTTAGTTGAGAACAAAATCATAGGTTCAAAAGAGAAATATCGCCTAATGATACTGGTTGAATAGTTATTGTGAAAAATGAGTCGAAACTCTGGCAAAAATTAAAAAAATCTACACCAAATATTACATGGACACGCGTTGAATCTTGGGCATCTTTTGGCTTTCCAGATCTAGTAGGATACACGGAAAACACTGGCTTTTTTACTGTTGAGTTAAAGATAGTAAAAGGTAATAAAATTACCTTCTCACCACACCAAATTGCGTTCCACGTGAAACACCCAACCAACACCTGGATCTTAGCAGCGACCCTCGCTCCACGCACCAATAAACTTTATGAATACTATCTCGAGCCGGGATCCAAGGTCCGTGAGCTTGCGGCCGACGGCTTGCGTGCTTGCGGGCCCACCCGCCCCGCCTGTGAGCTTGAGAGCTTGTTGCTTGAGGCTTGTGCCTGAGCCCTTGAGCGCTTGCGCTCGTAGTTTTCGCGCATCTGCTTGCGCCTCAGGTCCGCTTGAATCCTATTCTTAATTGGGTACGCGCGAGGCGTACCCAGGGGGAAGGTCCGGCCGCGCACTAGCAGCTGGACCCAGACAGGCTAAAGGATAAGAAAAGCCTGAATATCATATGTTAACAACGAAACCTGTTTCGTCCTTCTTGCCGCGGCCCTTAGCCAGCAGCCCAATAATGGTCCCCGGGCCGGCATCCGTAAAGCGCGCGTCGTGTTCGTCGCCATCAATGACCGGGTAGCCTCGCCAGGTGTCTGGCAGCGCATCACCTGCAAAGACAACGGCCGCGCTGGTGTGCTCCAGTACCTGGTCCACCTTGTGATCGTTATCTTCTGCACGTGAGAAAGTTAAATGATAGTTGGCCGGCAGCTGGCCCCTAGTGATACGCGTTTCTAGTTTAGTGTAATCATAGAATTGTATATCTGGGAATAGCTCCATAATATTCTTGCCGGTGTCTCTTATCTTATATTTTTCATATGGCAGGTCGCTGGTGCCGTTAAGCCTGACGGCTGCCTTCATGCCGCGGGCCTTAGCCTTACGACGCAGCGCGCTTATCTCTATAACCAGGTCCCAGAGAAACTGCTGGCGGTCCTCAAAGAACCTATTTGTCTTCTTGAGTCTGGCAGCCTGAACCACGTTCATAGCTCCCCGGCCTGCTGTATTCAGGCAGGCAGCCGCGCAGCCGGCGCTGGCGTTAGGACATACGTTCTTGCCGCTCAGGTTATACGGGGCCATGTATAGAATGCCAGTGAGCACGCCTATTTTCTCCGATTTGATTGTCTTATAGCTGGTACCTACGCCCAGTAATTTTTGTTTTTTCATAATTATCCTTTCTATTATTTATATCTTATTATCATATATTATATATTTGTCAAGCCTGAGCCCTTGCGCGCTTGCGCTTTTTTGTAGGCTTGCTGCCTGTGCCTTGTGCTTTGCTTGCGCTTCTCTGCCTGCTGCAGCCAGTACGGGTTGACAGTGCCGCGGACGCTGGTCCGCGCAGCAGGCGCCGCGGGCTGAGCCCGCAGCATCCTGCTATTATACGTAGATCTATTAGTCAATGATCGAGGCCACCTTATCCGCGGCTGCAAATATCTCTGCATCTTCAGCGTGAACCAGTGGCTGGCCCTGGAAGTCCGGGGTCCAGTTTTTATCAAGCTTAATGCGCGGCGGGAAGACAACGGCCACGTCGCCAGCCAGTCTAGGATCAGGCATTTGCGCGCCGTATTTATTTTTGAACAGGTGCCATCGCAGGTGGCTGGCACGGTGATTGATCTGAGCGTCCGCCTTCAGCAATGCCTCTTCGTCGCAATACAATTGCACGTTAATAGCCTGGCCATCTGACTGGACCCAACGGCCTTCTGCTCTTTCTATCATTGATGCATTGATCAACGGGTAGATCTTATCGAACGCCGGTCCGCCGTTACCTTTAATGTGATGGATCTCAGCTGGTGAGTCATCCGCTTTTAGTATCATTACGCTATAAGTTTTCATAAGTATCCTTTCTGTTTATAATTATCACATTATCATATATTCCTGACATAATGTCAATGAATCTTTTCTGTGGATAAGTCAAAATAAAACTTGACAAATCGCTTGCGAGCTTGAGGGCCCACCCTCCCCAAAAAAATTATTGTGCCCTGGCCAGGTGTTCCACACGCCCGGGGCCAAGGCTGGACCGCGGTCCGGAGATAACAGAACAGATTATAGCTTAAGCTACCCTTCATAGGGCATGTCACATCTAGCAGTTAACCGTGACTATAGTATGCTTGGCCAAACATAAGTTTAAGATAGGGCCAGCTTTTAATTCTGTTATCACCGCACAGCGTTGGTGAGAGCCCTTGTACGCCATTATCTAGGATTGGTTATATATCTGACGCCTAGAATTAAAGACAGATACTTTTAGCACTCGGTAGCTCTCATAGTTTATACTCGGACTTAAAGATATAACTACCATGCCGAGTATTAGAAGTATTAATTTACTAACGCAAAACCTTGCGTTGGCACAACAACTTCAACTTCTTTTGGTTGCTGTTCTCTAGCAGATTGTCTTACTGCTAGTGAATGTTTTAGTCTTTCTTTTGTATCATCAGATACAATAGATAACTCTCTTGATAGATCACTTGTTTCAAATGAAACACACTCCTCGACATCTTGCCAATACTCTTTGACATCAGACAAGAATTTAGCTTGGTCAATAATACTATTCATATCCTTGACTAGCTCGTATTTCATTTGCCACAACTCTCTATGTGCATTGGTCAAACCACTTTGAGCCTTTGCATACATCTTGAGTTGTTCCCAATGTGTTTCACCACACATCATGGTACGAGAATGACAACCACCTGTATTGGGTACTAAACGACTGAACGCAGATATGTCATCACTATAAGCATTTCTACTGCTATACCTCGAATACCCATCTTTATTCCATAAGCCACGATCAAGACTTGCTGATACTTTTTGCAAATCTTCTTCCATAGCTTTTGTTTTTTCGTGATAGTGAGGGTTGCGATCTCTTTTAGTTTCATCATACTCAACTTCTAATGTTGCTTGGTGTCCTTTATCTTGCAACTCGAAGTGATACAATGCTCTCATTTCATCATCACTAATAGTCCACTTGTATTGGCTCTCACTACTATCAGTATGTGAGGGCTTAAAATAAAAGCATTGATCTACTTCTGTAAATGATCTGTATGAGCCACTTCTATCGTACTTGGCTAGAATGTGCATATCCTCTAATGGAAACTTATCGTCCATTATAGGGGTAATTACATTATCCCAAGTTTGTTGTTTTACTGTCCTGTAATTTTCAATGGCAAGTTTTAGATTATCCTCAACTTCCATTGGTGTCTTATTCCAAACAGTTGACGCCCACTCTCTTTTGAGTAGCTGTCGTTTCTGTTGGTTTAGTCTTAGTTTATTAGCTTCCATTTGTTATCCTTTCTGTTGGTTGCTATCTTCTTGTATCACATTATGTGATAGGTTGTCAATTAAATGTGAGAATGATTGTGAATGTTTTGCTATCCAACTTTTCATACAGCTTTGTGAATGAAAATGCTTGTGGCTTGGTTGTACAATGTATCTCACAGTTTGCCCTGTTGAAGAATGATAGTCGTATTCATCTTGAGGGTATGCTGAGTATGACTTGGGATAAAACTTCTTACCACAATTCACACAGTATTTCGCACTACTTCTCATAGTTCATCACCTCTAATAACTCTTATTATATCTCTTATTCCTAAGGCTACTATTAATAGTAGCCCAAAGAATATTACTCCCCAAAATAAAGCTAATCCCATATTAGTTCATTACCTCCATTGTATTAGGTATCATAGCCTCGATATGTTCTATATCGGTTGCAGTTCTATAACCTTTGATTTGATCGTTGTTATCTAAGCATACAAAACATACCGCAACTTTGCCTTGCTTGGTTTCCCATACTCTACATTTTTCATCAAAGAAACCCTTGCGTATTACAATATCCTCTTTGCCATTATGAAAAAAATGTATCTTGAATTGTGTTGCCTTGCTTAGTTCTGTTTGTATCCACTCTAAGGCTATCGGCTTGTCCCCTTTATCTAAGATAGAATATATCTCATCATATCTTTTATCTAACATCTATTATCCTTTCTAAGTTAGTTAATCGAGGATAATCATATACGATTATCCTCGACCTTGTCAAGATTAATTAACTAACTCGACTATTTGATAGACAATACTTTTCTTGTTGTTGTCGTTATGATGAAGTCTTGCTTCTTCTTCTTTTACAAGTTTCATAGCTTCAACATTTTCTTTATTGTCTGATTTATATTCTACATACACATTTACGTCTTTTGTATTGTCGTAATATGAGTATGTTCTTTGTTCTAATAATACATACATATTATTGTCCCTCCCCTTGTGCTTCTAGGAATTGATCGTGCCTTGCTTCTGCCATTTCCCATTGTAGTTGGTCATCTTCATCTTGAGTAATGCAATCTAAACAGACATCACCACTCTCAACTTGTGCAATATAATCATGTGTTGTATTGCAATCACATCTCGTACATTTAATCATTGTTATTCTTTCTGTTAGTTAATTAATATTATGTTATCTCACATTATCATTTAATATTCAAGTATTAATTTATTTTTTTTCTGTGGATAACTTTATTTTTTTATTGACATATCTTGTGTCCCTTGTGGGCCCACCCACCACATGTAGGTTGCATAAATATCACTGTGGATAACTTTTTTTATTTGTGTCGTTTTTTTCTTGACACAAGATCTTGTGCCCTTGCGGGCCCACCCACCCCATATGTAGTATGTGCTTGAGCACTGAGGGGCCCACCCACCCCGCCAATAGAGGTACCATGTCAGATTCTGAGCTAGAAAGTCATGACCCCCACCCCACCCGGATTCTGTCAGAAAGGGATCCTATATGTTGATATATAGTTTGATTTGTAAATAGATATGGGCTAAAATCATTTTCACTTTGCTAGAAACAAAAAGGTGCAAAATTTTTTATAAATTTTTTTCAAATGCTAACCCCAGAACAAGTTAAACAATTACCGCCTGATACCAGGAAAGAATATCTTAAGACAATGCTTCTTCTTGAAGAGAAAAAGAAGGAACAAAATATTAGAGATGATTTCTTAACTTTTGTAAAACATCTATGGCCAGATTTTATTGAAGGCGATCATCATAAAATTATGGCAGAAAAATTTAATCAGGTTGCTAATGGTGATCTAAAAAGATTAATTATTAATATGGCGCCAAGACATACTAAGTCTGAGTTTGCATCCAACTTTCTACCTGCATGGATGATTGGAAACAATCCTAAGTTAAAAATAATCCAAGCCACGAACAACGCTGAGTTAGCCGTGAGGTTTGGTCGTAAGGCTAAAGGTCTTATGGAGCAGGCAGAGTACCAAGAGATATTTCAGACTAGACTTAAAGAAGATTCCAAGGCAGCCGGTAAATGGGAAACGGATCAGGGCGGTGAATATTATGCCGCGGGTGTTGGTGGATCAATCACGGGCCGTGGAGCGGACTTACTTATTATTGATGACCCACATTCGGAACAGGACGCAATGAACATGGCCAGTTATGATAGAGTTTATGAGTGGTACACATCTGGACCTCGTCAGAGGTTACAACCTGGCGGCAGAATAATAGTAGTGATGACTCGTTGGAATGTTGCTGATTTAACCGGTAAGCTGATAAAAGGACAAGCAGAACCAAAAGCAGACCAATGGGAAGTAATCGAGTTCCCAGCCATACTTCCAAGCGGGAAACCGGTTTGGCCTGGTTATTGGAAGCTAGAAGAGTTAGAATCTGTGAAAGCATCCGTGAGTATACTAAAATGGAACGCACAATACCAACAAAACCCGACAGCAGCAGAAGGTAGTATTATCAAAAGGGGTTGGTGGCAATTGTATGATAAGCCAGAACCACCGGCATTATTACATGTAATTCAGTCTTATGATACGGCGTTTATGAAAAAAGAAACGGCTGACTACAGCGCTATTACGACTTGGGGGGTGTTTCATCCAAATGAGGGCGACGCACCTAATTTAATATTATTGGACATGGTTAAGGATAGATACGAGTTTCCAGAGTTACGTAAGAAAGCTAAAGAACAATATGACTACTGGAAGCCCGAAACGGTGATCGTGGAGGCTAAGGCTTCAGGCTTGCCTTTAACGTACGAATTACGTAAACTAGGGATACCAGTTATTAACTTTACACCGAGTAAAGGAAATGATAAACATACAAGGATAAACTCTGTAGCTCCTTTGTTTGAGGCTGGAATGATTTGGGCACCAGACAAAAAGTTTGCAGAAGAGGTTATTGAGGAATGCGCTGCATTTCCATTAGGTGAACATGACGACTTAGTGGATAGTATGACTCAAGCCGTAATGAGATTTAGACAAGGTGGCTTTGTCGAGCATCCCGATGATTACGAGGATGAACCATTGCCGGAACACGCGAGGACGTACTATTAATGAGTATTGCAAATTTAACAAAATTCGACCCTGCTAAGAATACTTTTTCTTTTGATTCGACTTTACAGTCTGGAATCTTAAATGCAATGAACCAAAGTCAAGATCCGGATCCGGTAAATTCTACTTTTATTCCTTTTCCTGAAATTAATCCAATTCCTGGAATTGGTGTACCTCCTCCATTCGGTGGCGGTGGAAATAATCCTAACAGTCCAGCAAACACTGTAGACCCAGGAGAAATTTCTATGAATCAGATTAGAGACTTCTTTGGTTTTAATCAAACTCCAGAAGGAGAAGAGGGAGAAGGAGAAGAAGATGGATTTAGCTTTGATGGTATTATGAATGCGTTTAGAAATTTTAGCCCAGTTAATTTTGCAATTAGAAATATAGTTTCTCCAGTGGTTGATAAGATAAACGAAACATACGAAGCATATAGAGAAAGACAAAGACAAGCTTCAATAGCTGAAGGAGCAACTTCAGCTGCAACTAATGCGAACAGAGAGGCACAACAGTCACAACATGACAGTCTTGCGGCCTCATTTAATGATCGTACAGGGAGTGGTAATCATGGGAGTACTGGTACTAGTGGCGGTCCATCAGCAGGTCCAGGAGCTAACGCAACAGGTAATGGTAACGGCCTAGCATAATTTAACGAGGTAATAATATGGCAATAGATAAAGTAAGCGATTTAACAAAAACAACTAACGTAATTGACGAGTCAGTTGAAGTAGCAATACAGGAACGTGAAGCAAATGATCCGACAGAAGTAAATGTTGAGATGATGGATGACGGCGGTGCAGAAATAGATTTTGATCCACAAGCAGAACAGTTTCAAAGTGGTCAAGATTTTGACACTAACTTAGTTGAGTTTTTAGATGAGGATGTATTAATAGAAGTTGCATCTGATCTTGAAGATTCTTATGAAGATTTTAAAGCAGGTAGATCAGATTGGGAAGACACTTACGTTAAAGGTTTAGAACTTTTAGGTTTTAAATATGAAAATAGATCAGAACCTTTCCAGGGTGCAAGTGGTGCCACACACCCAGTTTTAGCTGAAGCTGTTACACAGTTTCAGGCTTTAGCTTATAAAGAATTACTTCCAGCACAAGGGCCGGTCAGAACTCAAATTATTGGTGCGCACAATCCAGATTCAGAAAAACAATCTGCACGTGTAAAAGATTTTATGAATTATCAGCTTATGGTAAATATGAAAGAGTACGAGCCTGAGTTTGATCAGATGTTATTTAATTTACCTTTAGCAGGATCAACATTTAAAAAAGTTTATTACGATTCTGTTTTGAATAGATGTGTTTCTAAATTTGTACCTGCAGAAGATTTGTATGTTAGTTACAATGCAACTTCTCTAGAAGATACTGATGTAATTATTCACAAAATAAAAATATCACAAAACGATTTACGTAAACAACAACTGACAGGTTTTTATGCAGACATAGAACTAAGTGAAGATAGTTACGAGGCAGACGAAGTTACCGATACTAAAGATGATATATCTGGTGTTGAAAGAACTGCAAAAAGCGACGTGCACACTTTATTAGAATGTCATATTGAATTAGACCTAGAAGGTTTTGAAGACAAAGATGAGCAAGGTGAAGAAACAGGATTGAAGTTACCTTACATTGTAACTATTCACCATGACTCAAGTAAAGTTTTATCAGTTAGAAGAGCGTACGCGGTCGATGATCCGTTACGCAAGAAGAAAGAATATTTTGTACACTTTAAGTTTTTACCAGGACTAGGCTTCTATGGATTCGGCCTTATCCACATGATCGGCGGACTGTCACGAACTGCAACTGCAGCATTGAGACAGCTTCTTGACGCCGGCACCTTGTCAAACTTACCGGCCGGATTCAAACAAAGAGGTATTAGAGTCAGAGACGAAGCTCAACCGTTGCAGCCGGGAGAGTTCCGTGATGTCGATGCGCCTGGTGGAAATCTTCGTGACGCATTCATGCCGTTACCATTTAAAGACCCAAGTGCCACGCTCCTACAACTAATGGGAGTTGTTGTCCAAGCAGGTCAACGTTTCGCGTCCATTGCAGATATGCAAGTGGGTGACGGAAATCAATCGGCAGCCGTGGGTACAACTATGGCGCTCTTGGAACGTGGATCGCGGGTCATGTCTGCTATTCACAAAAGAATTTATGCAGCAATGAAATGCGAGTTCATGCTTTTATCAAAATGTTTTGCAACTTATTTACCAAAAACATATCCATACGATATTGTTGGTGGTGCAAGAGAAGTTTTTGCAACTGACTTTGATGACAGAGTCGACATTATACCGGTTGCAGATCCAAACATCTTTTCACAAACACAAAGAATTACGATTGCACAAACAGAATTACAAATGGCAATGTCAAATCCGCAAATGCATAATTTGTATCATGCTTATAAACACATGTATGAGGCGTTAGGTGTAAAAAATATTGACACACTATTGCCGCCACCAATGCAACCAACACCTTTAGACCCTGCAAGTGAAAATATTTTAGCAATGAACGGTAAAAAGTTTCAAGCATTCCCAAAACAAGACCACCAAGCGCACATGAAAGCGCATTTACAGTTTATGGGGACTACAATTGTACGAAATAATCCAAAAGCAATGGGCTTGTTACAGCAAAATTGCATGGAACACATAACTTTGATGGCTGGAGAGCAGATTGAGTTAGAATTTAGCGAAGAAATTACTCAAATGCAGCAAATGGGGCAACAATTACAGATGATGATGCAACAGGCGGGACCAAATCAACAACAAATGCAACAAAATCCGCAAGTTATGCAACTACAACAGCAAATGCAAAGTATGCAAACGTCTATGGAGGCTAGAAAATCACAATTAATAGCTGAATTTATGGCAGAGTACGCAGAAGCAGAACGAGAAGTGTTAAATCAGATTGAAAATGATCCATTATTGAAACTTAAAGATAGAGAGATTGATCTTAGGGCCAAAGAAGAGTCTAGAAAAGAAGAAGAGTCACAAAATGATCTAGCAATGGACAGAGCTAAACTATTACAGGCTCGAGAGCTAGCAGAAGAGAAAATGGAACAGAATGATGAGCACCAAAAGCTAAGAGCAAGTGTATCATTAGCTAAAAGTGGTATTCAGCAAATGAAAAGTACAATAGTAGAGAACTAATATGAGAGAATCCGACATCATAGCACCACTTGGACTTATGTCTATTATGGGTATGTTGGCTGGAGACAAAAAATCTAATTTGCTGCAAGAACAAATAGAGGCTTACCAAAAAGAACAAGAGGAAGCAAAGAACAAAAAAGAAGAAGAGGTTCCTGTCGTAACAGAAGAAGGTTCTCCTGAATTAACTACGTCAAGTTTATCAAAGTATTTTAAATCAGGAATACAGGACGACAGTCTTAAAGAAACTAGTGACGCATTAAGTTCAGCTTTTAATATTGGACCAGAAGTATTCGATACTAATGTTTTGCAGTCTCTTTTTCCACAATTAACGATAGCTGATTCAATTACTGAAGGTGGACTACAGAACTTAGATGATTTTACTGAGATGGGTGGTGACCCAATGGGTACTGCTATGTATTTAAGTAAAGGAGCAACTATACCTGGACTAGAAAACGAAATTTTTGGTTATAACCAGGGCGGCCTAGTACCACCTTTACGCGGACCAATGGCCAATGGAGTTGGTAATTTATTTAAGTTAAAATAGTGAAAAAAGAAAAGAAAATCAGCAAAGTAATGCGGGAATATAAGTCCGGTAAACTTAAGTCTGGTAAATCTAATAAAAAAGTGGTAAATAAAAAGCAAGCCATAGCTATCGCATTAAGCGAAGCAGGTGTAAAAAAGAAAAAAAGGAGGTCATCATGATCGAATCTTTAAAAGAAAAATGGGCTGACATGCCTGTTAAATGGAAAATAGCAGCAGGTGTTGTTGTTGCCATTATCATAGTATCAATCATCAAATAATTAATGGG